TGTTGTATGATATCGTTGCACCAGTAAAAGTACAAAGATTCGCATCTCCATCACTTACACCCAGAATCCCTGTATAGATACCTGAGATATTTGTGGACTCTTCTGCATTTTCGACAGCAGTCTCAAGTGCTTGTAGTGATGCCTTAACAGTTAGATTGTCTGCGATAGTTGAACCAGTAAAAGTACCTAAGTGAGTTGAACCTCCAGCAACGCCTGATAAGGTCTGCAGGTCATCTACATCAAGAGATGTGGCAGTAGGTATCGTAGGAGTATTGGTAAAGTTTCCATAGTCAAGGTAGTGTGTTCCCTCTTGTCCATCAAGAGTATCAGCATCAAGTCCGTTGCCCGTACCTTCGTCTGCTGTAGTTAAAATTTTATTAGCAGAATGATATAATGGTTTATTAAAAACCCATTTGTCCCCAGAAGACGTGTATATCATTGTAGCATTTGCACCTGCTACGGTTAACCCAGCACCATCAGCAGTTGCTGAATTTGTAGCATTTTTAGCAATAGTAATGTTAAGATCTGTTACGTCTAATGTTGCAGTATCGACGGTAGTAGTTGTTCCGCTTACTGTAAGATCTCCAGTTAAGTTTAAATCATTAAATGTCACATCACTTGTTGTAGATACATCTTGCCCTATCGAAAATGTTAATGATTTAGAACCGGCAGTTGCTACACCAGCTAAACCGACTCCTGTTCCTCCTTTTAATGATATTGTATCAACACCGGAAGCGATTATATCTGTTGCAGTTGTGTCGGTAGGATTATCATAAATTTTCCATGTTTTAAATGTACTTTCTAATGCTACTGTAACACTCCCGTCACTATTATCTGTTAATGCAAAGCCTCCATTAACATCAAATTTAATTTCCGATACAGTCGAAACCGAAACATTATTACTAGGATCATTTATTTCTGATACAGTCAATGCTGAAGGTATAGATGGCGTGCCCGACAAATCACTATATGCTCCTGTAGTTGCGACAGTTGCTAAAGAAGGTGTACCTGTAATATCACTATATGCTCCTGTAGTTGCGACAGTTGCTAAATTAGATGTATCTGCGATAATAGATGTACCAAATTTTAATTGACCTGATGTTGTTCTTGTTAGAGCAGTACCACCTAAATAGATTGTACTACCTGATAAATGTAAATCTTTAAATTTATGTGTAGTAGAACCTAAATCATATGTATCATCCGTATCTGGTAAAATATCTCCGCCTACAGTTGTTGTACTTGATACTTGCAAAGTACCTGCTATATTAATATTACCTGTTCCTGTAATATTTTTGTTGTTTAAATCTAAATTACCGCCAAGTTGCGGAGTTATGTCATCTACTACATTTCCAAGACCACTACCTGTACCGTTCACTGTCCATGTATAGTCAGTTCCGTTCCAAGTTAATACATAACCACTAATTGGATTTGACTGATTTAAGTGTAAATCAATAGAATTATTTAGATCTGTAATTCCGTAACCACTAATTGTTGTCGGTAATCCTGTCAATGAACTAAATGCCCTACTTGTTGATGTCGAAGAACCAGTTGTAGTTGTTGTTGCTTGAAAGGTAGAGGTTGCAATCTGACTTGTCGTTAATGGTGTTGTAGTAGAAATAGTAGGCGATGTAGTCTGACTAGCATATTCTGCGTCTGTTGTTGTTTGAACTATATATTGTCCTACAGGTGAACTAGAATCTATAGTTGTATCACCTTCTAAAGCAATTAATCGCATTACCTCTCGTTGTTCTAATTCTGAAGTACCTGTTATAAATTTCTTTACCTCTTTATAATAAGAATATCTTGCTTGTTTTTGTGCAATAGTATCGATATTATTGTTTTTATCTCTTAAATTAGAATAATTCTGTCTTATATACTGTATACCTTCATTTCTAAGCCACTGACGAGATCGAACTGGAGGATAACTTCCTAGTCGATATAAATTTGCTTCTAACGAACTTCTTCTAGGATTTCTAGAATCTGTTATTAATAAAGATGCAACATTATCTTTATTACCATCTCTTATTTGTTTCAATAAATTAAATTGATTTTCGTCTGTTTCTGTATACTCTATAGAACCGTTACTATAAAAGAAACTAACCAAAGCATCAAATTCGTGTTGCAATAATGTTGCAGGATTTTTAGCTAATTTCTTTTTTAATTTAATTTGGATTTGTTTTATTTGATCTATGAATAATCTATATGCATTTGTTTCGGTTATACCATTATCAAATGCTGGGCCATCATAATTATAACCTTTAACATATTTTGTTCCGTTCCAATATCTATGTCCTCTATATCTCTCCAAACCTAACATAAAAGATATGCAGTTATCGCTGACTTGACAATTTTCTATTAATATAGGAACGTCACTATAAGTCGAAGCCCTAGTATGATCTGTAAATGTTAATGGTACTGGTACTGCATTGTATATTGGCATATTTTATGTCCATGCTGGTGTTAGGCCTTCGCCTTTAGGCACTATTTTTTGGCTTTCGTGATCTTTCCAAGGTTCATGTTCAGGCACTCTTGTACATATACTTTGTAAAACGCTAGTATTCATTGTTAGAGGTCCTGGTTCAATAGGTACCGCATCTGTAGCACTACCTCCATTTAAATCTAATCTCGAAGATTTAACTACTGCTTGACCAGCAGTAATTATATTTCCGTCAGCATCAGATTGAAGTATCATGTTACCTGTTGATTTCATTTGAAGTTTTCCGGTGCTAACATTAACATTCATACCATCGCTACCTTCGCTTCTAATGTTTATATTTCCCCTAGAATGTATGTTAAAATTACCACCTGTATGTATATTAAAATCTTTTTCCGTGTGATAAGAAATATCATCTTTGGCATAAACATCAATTTTGCCTTCATTAGTCATTTCTATCCAAGTATTACCACTTTTAGTAATAAGATAAATCAATCCAAATTCGTCATTTATTAATATTTGAGCTCCGCCGGCGGTTCTAAATCTTATACCTGCGTCCTTTAATCCTTTACCTGTTCCACCAGGAACTGCTTCTTTTATACCATCGTCAATTACTATTTGATGTTGTTCAGGAGATAAAAAACCATAAACTCTACTTGGTGTTTCTCGTTGGGCTCCGCTGGTTGTTAATCCTCTAATACAATCATATATAGGAGGTTGAACTAATCCCTGTTCTTGTAATCCATTAAAAAGAGGATCATGGGCAGGTCTTTTTCCAGCAGGAGTTTTGTCATATTTGTTTTTTTCTGCACCTGGAGCTACAGTACTATATGTCATTGCGGCCGGAATACCTGGTACTGTAAAATTCATATCTTGTTGAAAGAAACACCCTAAGCATACTCCTTGATTTATATCCCCATCGATAAAAGAAACTAATACTTCATTTTCTACATCAGGTGGAATCATCCACAAACCATATGCTTTTTGTGTTTGTTCATATAAAGTAAAATTTCTTTCTACATTTTGGGCCCTAGTTGCACCTGCAAAAGGTGATAACCATTGCACATGGATCCAAGTTTCTGAACGCCCAGGATGGCCGTGTCCAGGAATGAACACTCGCAATCTCCCCATCATTTGGACATCGCTATTTTCTTTAACTATTGCCCTATAGATATAAGGCATTACTGCTAGTTTTGACCTAGGAGTTTGTGTATTAGAAGGATGTAATTCTGCACCCGTAATTTTATCTAGCATATTTTACCTTAATAAATATTTCCAAAACCTTCATCGGTTAATTCGTTATCTGTATACTCGACTTTTTCTTTAGCCGGCTGTTCTTTTCTATCTACACCTGTTGATTTTTGTAATTCTTCTTTAACTAATCTATAATTTGTGCCTGTATCTCGTCTAGCCGATAAACTTTGAGTAAACATACCTCCTCTAAAAGAACTAATAACCTTGTCTACCACATAAATTCCGCTTATAGAAGGAACATCTTCAAATGACATTTCCCCGGTTATTTCGTTTGGTTCGTTGGGTGTATTAATGTTTAACCAAAACATATTAGAACCTTTATCATATGCAGCAAATTTTATAATTCCTTTTGCAGCAGTTTGCCGATATCTTTTACTCAAGTTAGAAAGACCCAACCAAAAAGGATCACCTTTTATTTCTATATCTATGTTTAATAAATCAGTTGTGTTTGTTAAATTTGCATATACCGCACCAAATTTAGCTATACCACTAGATTTTCCAGGTGAAGCACCAAACATAACTTCATTAGGTATTGCATCTCTGTGTCTTCTAATAGGATAATAGTTTAAATCTTCTTTTTGTTTTGCAGTTCCATACCATTCTAGAAAAATATTATTTTGTGATCTAAGATTAGGACTAGTCTCAGAATCTAATGCAGAAAGAAGCTCAGGACCACTAATTTGTTCTGGTATAGTACCAAAAGTATTATCAAATATTTTACCTTTACCTTTTTGTAAAAAATCTTCTCCTGCTTCTGTGTTTTTTGTCGGATCTCCGGAGAACTTACTTCCTTTAATTGAAAGTCTACTATCTTGGGCTCCTCCTCTAATTGGTGTAATTTGATGCCATGTTGTATTCAATGTAACATCAAATCTTAATACTTCGGTATTAACACCTGTATAAAAATAATCATATCTCTTTTTTAATAATTGTTCATTTATTAATGCACGAACTCGAGTTGAAACCGCAGTTTTGTCGTTTAACCCTTGAAGTTCTTCTAAATCATATAATTCAGGTTGAATTGTTCCTGTATTAATTGCATATGTATATTTTTTTGCATAATCATTTCTTTTATTGTCAAAGCCTAAATATTCTGTAAAAGTTTTGATAGTATAAAAAGTTTTTAATTCTCCTAAATTACTTTCTGCTTTACCGTCTTCGTGGCTTTCTATTGCAGATTTTCCGTTTAATGTAGGTAATTTTTCTATTTCAACACATTTTGCTAGAATAGCATTTATCATGTCAGGTATTGATGAACCTTTAGCAAAAGTTAAAAATAATCTATCTCCGGGTGCCAACCCTTGCCCGTATTGTTGATTTACTAGGGGATCAAATAAATTATCAAATTTAAAAGATTCCCATTTTTTATTCATTAATATAATTTTATATTGATCTTTAATTTCTGCATTATCCGAATTTTTTTCATCTAATGCGGTATTATTTAATGCTGCTTCTAACTCTTTTAATGCTTCACCTAAATTTTTTGCTTGTAATTCAAAATTATTTGTAATATCTCCACTCAAATGTTTTAAGGCCAGCGTAGGTAACATGTTTGCTCTAATTTGATATGTAGCTCCTGATTCATTTATACTAATCTGCATACCATTATCAAATATAATAGGATATACAAAATAATACGGAGCATAATCAATTGGTTGATCTTTAGCACTATGCTTAAATTCTATTTCTAACAAATACGGAGCTTGAAGATGATTTTTAATATCAAGATCTTGACAACCTCTAATTAAATAATCCATTAAACTGACACCTAAGGTTTCTTTAATTGTAAAGTTTATGATTGCTCCTGGGGTGCTTCTAGTTTCTCCGTTCCAACTCACCGTTTGTGCAATTTGTATATCTTCAATATAAAATCTAGAAGTAGTTGCTGTTTCAGCAACTATTAATTTTTCATTATTTGCAGGAGTTAATGTTTTAGTTGCATTAGGATGAACCAAAGATAATCTTGCATAATATGTTACTGTAGGATCATCACTTAAAGGATTTGTTAAAAATTTTCCTTTATATCCTTCATTATTAGTAGATGCTTCGAACGGTTTTTTAGGTTCACCGACTTCTTCGTAAATAGGATCCATTACGATATATAACTCCCTAATTCTGCTTTAATCGGAACTAACAATTCTACACCATCTTTAAAATCCCAAATAGGATCATTTAATTTATCAGAATTTAACATTTTAAAAATCCACCATAATCTTGGTGTACCATACAAATCAAAACTTAATAAATCTGGTCTGTATTGGTATTTTCTACTTAATACTATTGTTTTTTCGTTTCCTGTAACATTAATTTCTGGAGGATTATATATTCCCAAAGCAACATCATTTATAGGTGTATTTGCATATACACTTGTTTGTTTATAATTTGCCATTAAATATATCCTTTTTTAACCAATTCCCCTGAAGAAAATTTTGATAATGTAAATTCAGATCTTATCTTACTAGGCGTAGGTTGAACTGCCAGCGAAACAAAAATATTCATTGCCGATGGCATTTTATTCACAAAATCTTTCGACGTTTCTGTAGCCGAAGTACTAGTAAACACATCTACATAATCTACATCGTTTTGAAAATTGTGTGAAAACGATCTTACTACTACTGGTATATTGCTAAAAACTAAATCTCCATATGCACTAAATCTTAATACAGGAGGAGGAACACCTCTATTTGGATCATTAAAACCTGTTCTCATTTTTGTAACAATTCTAAAAAAATGAATAACTGCTAACATATATCTTGCTTCTGCATCTGTTTGGGCTGTCAACATACCATCTATTGCAATTTCAGGAGGTCTACTATTCATAAAATAGTTCGAAGTATAATTGGTATGGGTTAAATCATATTCTCCATAATTTGCTGAATGTTGAACTTGTATATTTGGAGAATATGGAAAAACCATTCCTTGGAACTTTTCCAATGGTAGCAAAACAGAATGAGTAGTCCCGCTATCATCTTTTAATAAAGTATTTCCTAGAGGTAATCTTAATTTAGCTCTTATGTCTTTCATATTCTTTTAATTCCTCTGATTACTACTCCAAATATTCTATTTCTTGCATCTGGATTTGATTGAGAATCACCAAAATAATTATTAAATAAATCTCTTAATGTTCCTTCGTTATCTGTACCTTTTATGTCAGATCTAAATTGTGATGCATTTATTCCGCCTTCCATGCTAGGTACTGTATATTTGTATGCTCTCTCTTGTCCTGTTTCAGGATCTTTATTAGGCTCTGGTAATATATTTTCTTTGTAATCTTGTATAACATTACCTGACCCTAACCGTTGTGCATCTTTCGCACCTAATGCTAATACCAAATAATTTGTGGCAGGGTCTCTGCCTATTTTGCTAATGTCAGGCCTATATGGCATAGTTTCTACAACATGATCTTTAGGTACTCCATACATTGTTGCAATTATATCTGCCTTCTCCTGAAATGTAAACGGATCAGTAGAGTAGTCGCCAGCCGCATGTGCCTGTTGTTGTTTTTTACCAAACATTGTAGCGATAAATACGTTATCCACTCCAAACTTGGAAACAAGGTGTTTATAAACGCCAAAATGACCCTTATGCATTGGTTGAAATCTACCACCATAAAATACAACGGGTGTTTTAGCTATCGATTCAAAAAGTTCAAGAATTCTCATACTAATATTTATCGTTAAAAAATCTTGACTTTTTTTAATTTAGATTATATAATATTTTTATCAATGGAGAGCTATGGCTAAAAAAAATTATTTAAACAACAAAGATTTATTAAAACAAATACATTTATCAAAGCAGACATATTGTGCATATACACATGACAAATATAAAGATTATGATTTGATTGTAGCAGAACATGTTAATTGTATTGATATTGAAGAATTAACTGATGAGAACAAAGAAGAGGCAATTACTAATCGTAAAAAACGATTAGAAGTAGAAGAAATTAATCCTGACGATATAATATATAGAGTATATGATTTTACTCACATACCTTTAGAACCAGGTCGTAGAAATAAACCTAAAACAATAGCAGATCATCATGCTAAAGTAAACTTTCCTCCTTTTAAACATTATGTATGGAATAAAAATAAAAATAGGTATAAAGAAGTAGCACGGTCACATTGGCAAGGTACAATTTCTACAGGTAAATTTAGTGTCGATCATGGAAATATAACAGACGAACTTGCTAAAATGTTTATGAAACTAACCGAAAGGTATGCTACAAGATCTAATTGGCGAGGATATACATATGTCGATGAAATGCGATCACAAGCATTATTACAACTATCACAGATTGCTTTACAATTCGACGAGAGCAAATCCCAAAACCCATTTGCATATTATACCGCCGCAATTACTAATTCTTTTACTAGAATATTAAATATAGAAAAACGTAGCCAAAATATACGAGACGACCTATTAGAAAAAGCAGGTCATAATCCTAGTTTTACAAGACAGGCGTCCTATCAAATTGCAATAGCAGAAAAAGCAGAAAAAGAATACCAAGAAAAACTAAATAAGTCATGACAAATAATCTATTTAAAAAAGTTGCATGTTTTACTGACATACATTTTGGTTTACGAAATAACAGTAGAACACATAATACAGATTGTGAAGAATTTGTAAAGTGGTTTATTGAAGAGGCTAAAAAAGCAGAATGTGAAACTTGCATATTTTTAGGTGACTGGCATCATCATAGAGCATCTATTAATGTTAGCACATTAAATTATACATTATCTAATATAGGTTTTTTATCAAAGGCGTTTACAAATGTATTTCTTATAATGGGAAACCATGATTTATTTTACAGAGATAAACGTGAAATTAATAGTGTATCATTTGGGAATTTATACGATAATGTACATATTATAAACAATATATTTAATGAGGGCGATGTTGCTATTATCCCTTGGCTTGTACAAAACGAGTGGAAGGAAATGCGTAAAATAAAATCTAAATATATGTTTGGTCATTTTGAATTAGGTGGGTTTCAAATGAACCAATTAATTAAAATGCCCGAAACAGACGGATTAGGCAAACAACATTTTGTTAATCAAGATATAGTTTTTAGCGGACATTTCCATAATAGACAACATCAAAAAAATGTAACATACATAGGTAATGCTTTCCCTCATAACTATTCAGACTCATGGCAAGATGAGCGAGGAATGATGATATTAGAATGGGGAGGCGAACCACAATACATTAAATGGCCTAATGCACCGTCGTTTAAAACTTTAGATTTAAGTAAACTTATAGATAAGCCTAAAAAATACTTAAAGTCTAAAACATATATAAGAGTAAATTTAGACATAGATATTTCTTATGAAGAAGCAACTCATATTAAGCAAGTATTCACAGACGAATATGATTTGCGAGAAATTGTTTTAATTCCTAAACGTGAAGATGAACACGAAATAAATTGGACAGAAGGAGAATCTGTTGTGTTCGAATCCGTAGACCAGATAGTTTTAAGCGAGCTGTCTGCAATTCAATCTAATCATATAAACAATCAAAAATTGGTTGACATTTACAACCAATTGAATGTATAATGATAACTTATGCTCATAATAAAAGAAATCACAATAAAGAACTTCATGAGTATTGGCAATGTAACACAAGGAGTTCTTCTCAACGATACAAAACTAACTTTAGTCTTAGGTAACAATCTAGATTTGGGAGGAGATGGGTCACGCAATGGCACAGGTAAAACAACCCTGGTCAATGCTTTGTCTTATGGTTTATTTGGCTTGCCGTTAACTAATATTAAGCGTGACAACTTAATCAATAAGACTAACGGCAAGCATATGTTAGTTACTATCGATTTTATACTTAACAGAAGACATTATAGAATCGAGCGTGGACGAAAGCCTAATATATTTAAATTTTATGTTAACGATGTTGATAAAACAAATGAGACAGATGAAGGTCAGGGAGAGGGTAAACTTACACAAATACAAATAGATAAAATATTAGGTATGTCGCATAATATGTTTAAGCATATTATGGCACTTAATACATACACAGAACCGTTTCTTGCATTAAAGCAAAATGATCAACGTAACTTAATTGAAGAACTATTAGGTATTACATTACTATCTGAAAAAGCAAGTTTATTAAAAGACTTGGTTAGAGAAACTAAAGAAAAACATAAAGAAGAAGAATATAGAATAGGCGGTATACAACAAGCAAACGAGCAAATAGAAAATACTATAAAAGATTTGCAAAGGCGTAGCGATTTATGGGACAGAAAACACAACGAACAAATTGAGGAATTAAAGTCTAAATTACTAAAATTATCCGAAGTTGACATAGATGTAGAATTACAAGCTCATAAAGATTTAGAAACATATAGTGAACTACAAAGAAAAACGTCGCAACTAGACGCGAATATTGCACAATTAGACACCAAAATAACTAAGTTAAATAAAGATTTAGAAACATTGCGTAATGCTACATGCTATACATGTGATCAGCCATTAGCAGATGATGTGCATAACGATTTATTAAAAGACAAAGAACAAACATTAACACAACAAATAGAAGAACAGTCAGAGTATAAACGTGAGCGAGAAACTTTAGGAGAATTAGGAAAACAACCTACAACTCACTATGATAAAATTAGTGATGCATACAATCACAAAACAACATTAGATACATTATCTAATCAATTAGAAAGTAAATTAATAGAAACGAATACATACATAGATCAAATAGATTCATTAAAAAGTGAAGGTTTACAGGAAATTAAATGGAATACAATTAATCATTTAAACGATCTTAAAGAGCACCAAGAGTTTTTATTAAAACTACTTACAAATAAGGATTCATTTATAAGAAAGAAAATTATAGACCAAAACCTAGCATATTTAAACACAAGACTTAAATATTACTTACAAAAACTAGGTTTACCTCACTATGTTAAATTTCTTAATGATATGACAGTAGAAATTACAGAGCATGGTAGAGACTTGGATTTTGATAACTTGTCTAGAGGAGAGCGTAACAGGCTTATATTAGGTTTAAGTTTTTCGTTTAGAGATATATTTGAATCTATGAATACTCCAATTAATTTAATGTTTATTGACGAATTAATTGATTCCGGTATGGATACAAACGGAGTAGAGTCTGCCCTTGCTGAGCTTAAAAAAATAACAAGAGAAAGAAACAAAAATGTTTTTTTAATATCACATAAAGACGAGCTGGTAGGGCGAGTTAACGATATATTAAATGTGGTTAAAGAAGATGGCTTTACATCATTTAGTTGTGATAAGGAGGTAATAGAGCATGTATAATGCTCAAAATAAATTTTTTATAGCGGCACCGTTTGGAAATTATTTAAGGCACAAAAACGCAATTAGTGTACGAGGCTCATTTACACCAAAATATAGAAAAGGCTTAATAAGGCAAATAATAAAAACACTACGATATGACTTTACTAAAAAAGGCTGGGTAAACAAATTAGGCTTAAGAAATCCAGGCATAGTTAACGGGCTAAATAAGTACAATGATAATGGTCGTGAAATAATAAGTATTGCGGCTATAGAAAAACACGACTGGAATGTATTTTTAGGACTCATTCCAGATTATGTTAATTTAGAAATTAATTTAAGTTGCCCTAATGTAGATAAAGTAGGAGTAGACTATAAAACACTTTCTAAATTTTATGATGCTTTTTGGAATAACAAACGACAATGGTGTATAGCCAAAATATCGCCCCTATCTACAGAGGACGAAATCAAGCGGTTAATAGACATTGGGTTTGGTCAGATCCACTGCTCCAACACCCTGCCAGTTACTGGCGGAGGATTGAGCGGAAAGGAATTGATAAACTACACAACGAAGCACATAGATTACATAAAGACAAATTATCCCTCAGTGAAGATTATCGCAGGAGGCGGGATTAATCACATTGATATTGTGAATTATTACAAAGGCAAGGGTGCTGATTATTTTAGTTTAGGCACCGTATGTTTTACACCTTGGAAATTATTAAAGATATTGAATGCCGAGTAAAAGCAAAACAAAAGGCAGTTCGTTTGAAAGAGAAGTTGCAAAAGATCTTTCAGAATTATATGAAGATAGTTTCGTAAGGACTCCGTCGTCGGGAGCATATGTAGGCGGTACTAATGTAATAAGAAAAGAACGTTTGTCTGAAGGACAAATTCAATCTTTTAGAGGCGACATTATACCACCCGATGATTGGAAATATTTTAACGTGGAATGTAAGTCATATGCTGACTTTCCGTTTCATCAACTACTGTACCAAGGCAATGTTAGGCTATTAGACGAATGGATAGAACAATTACTAGATGTGGCAGAAGACAACGACTTAAACTTATTGATACTAAAATTTAATCGCAAAGGCAAGTACATAGGCTTCCAAGAAAGACTCATAAACATTTCAATGTTCACACATAGGCATGTAAATTACAAAAATTGGATAATTACAGGCTACAAAGACTTTTTTAAACTAAATCAAGGCTCCGTGAAACACCTTTCAATACAAGGTATACCGATAGCCCCTATTGTCGAAAGACCGGTTGAGAACGAGTAAGCTCGTTCGGATCTCCGTGGCAAAAGCAGAAAAAATGAGCAGGCAATCTTGACTATTAGAACCTGCAAAGCATGTGAGGTAGTTCTAATTGCTTCACTTAGGCTTGCGTTGGTATAAGCAGAACGTAAAGAGGTACAGCCCAACCGCCTTAACCTATATAGGTTGTTCTATTAGAATGTGCTATGTCCGATGGAAATAGCTATCTTAGCCTTAAACAGGCTAAGTGTGACTTGACTCTCAGGAAATAGTTAAATACTAATAATAAATCGATATGAATTACGAAGTAATGAAATATCGTAATGAGCGTAAGCTCATTAGTTAAGGATGATATATGAAACTTACAGAATTTGATTATCCCCAAATCTATTGTGATATGGATGGTGTTTTAGTAGATCTTATTGCTGGTGCTACTAAAATTTTAGGTTATGATTTTAGCAAACGCTATGGATACGTTTCTGGTAAACACGAGCTATGGGATAAATTAGCAGAAGAAAAAATGTTTTGGGCCGAGTTACCTCCTATGCCTGATATGAAACAACTATGGGGATTTATATCAACCTTCCAACCTAACATACTAACCGCAGTACCAGCAGTTCGTTTAGTATGGGATCCTCCTGCAGGTATTCAAAAAGCGATGTGGTGTGAAAAAAACTTAGGTATTAGTAGAGATAGAGTATATGCAGTTCAGCGTAGAGATAAAAAACATTTTGCTAAGTCTAGTGACGGACGACCTAATGTATTAATAGATGATCATCAAAACAATATACAAGAATTTAAAAGTGCTGGAGGTATTGCAGTACACCATACTTCGGCAAGTGATACTATTGCTCAATTAGAAAAAATAGGTTTTTAAAGTAATTGATTTTGGTTTTTACCTGATTGGGCAGATAACTTTTCCTCAATTACCTCAACAAATATTTTTCGTTCTTCGTAACTCATATTCCATACCTCATTATAAGATAAACCTTCACTATAAATTACAATATCTGCTATACTTTTTATAAAGGCCCTTACATCCTTTTTAAATTCGTCTAAAACCTCATAAATTTTTTCAGGAGGTGTACGTAAGAGCCTTAGCCGAAAAAAGATGTAGGATCAAAAACTATTGGTACTTTATTAGATTCGTTACATTTATTACAATTAAATTCTACTAGGTTATCAAAACCGTCTTTTGTAATTTCTTCTAATTTATTACTAATTACATCATAATGTTTTTTACCTATTTGATATAGCCATTCGGTAATATATTCTCGATTATCTATGATCTCATTTGTAGGTGTTTCGATTTTGATTATAGAATCAAGAACTACTTCATAAGTCATTTTAGCAAGAACATTAAAAGATTTATTGAATTCTAGTGTTTTTTCTGCTTGAGACAGTTCTTCGTTAGATAAAATACTATTTGTTATAGTTGCTTGTTCAAATCTTGCTAGTGCTGATTTAATTTGAGATTTAAGTGTATATTGTTTTAGGTATACTTTTAATTGATCTAGTTGAACATAATAAGAATCGGAAATAGGTTCTATTCTATCTAATAGTCTTTCTATATCAACTCCAAAATCATTTGATTCCTCACATTTTTCGCAAAATGCAGAATACGACAGTTCGCTACCATATGTTGCTAATCTAATAGCTAACATAATAATATTAAAATCGCAATTAGGCATTTCGTTAGGATCTTCAATATCAGGAACACACGAATTAATAACTTCGATTAAAGATTCACCATTCATTAATAAATCAGGTGCTTTAAATGATAATTCGTCTTTTGCAGTCATAGCCTTAACTAATATTTCATTTTGATCTGTTAATTTAGGTTTATTTGTATAAAATTTACCTTGACTAGGTAAATTAACATAAATACCAGGTGGTTTAAAATATTGAAATAACGGATTTGAGGTATTATTAGGAATTTCAGCAGTCCGATATTTTACATTAGATATTTTTTTATCTGTAACTGGTTTTGAAGTATTATTAAGGGCTTGTTTTGCAGTATTTAAAATTGGTTCAGCTTCAGGAACATCTTTATATTTTTCTATAAATGTTTTTAATGTTTCGTCGCTCTCTTTTGCATCATAAAATTCATTCAGAATTTCTGTTGGTTCAGGCATTTTCCTCCTACTAAATATATATAACTCTATTTATAGGTAAAAAAAGTGCCATATTCAGTAGACATAACAAATCCGCAAATACCTGATTTTGCATTAGATTCGACTCTTCAGGCGTTAATTGCTCAGCAATCAGATACCGTTGATGCTATACAAAGAATGGCAGGTATAGGTAAAATAACTGCTTCAAATATACAAGATGTAGAACATGTAGGTAAAAAATCTATTAATGAACAAAAACGAGGAAATGTTCTTTTAAACAATCAAAATAAAATGCAACAAATTGCCAATAGAAATAATCAAAGATTATCTTCTCGGCTATTAGCAGGATTTAGAGATTTTTCAGGAAATTTTCTTAAAAAAGGATTCCAGGGTGGTACTGCAGCATTAAGAGCAGGTGACATGAGTCAAGTGCTAAACTATATGGGCCCGTTAGCAACTGCCCTTCAAGGAACTGTAAAATTATTAGGAGAATATAGAAAGTCGATTAGAGATTTAACAGAAGTAGGATATGGATATGGTAAATCTATTCTCGAGACTCAAGAAACTTTAACTACTAACCAAATGACATTAAATGAATTTGAAAGAGTTATTACAAGAAATGGAGCAGCGTTAAATTTTCTAGGTAAAGGTGGTAGAGGAGCAGCCTTAGAATTTTCGGACTTATCAAAAAAAGTTAGAGAATCTATGTCTGTTCATGGTAATTATGGCCTTACTATTTCTCAAATAAATGATTTTTTAGCAGATAATTTAGATGCAGAAATGCGAAGTGGTGCAACGAGACAAGAAGCAACTAATAGGTTAACTAAAACTTTTGATAATTTAGTTGCCGAAGCTACAGGATTAGCATTCGAAACTGGTAGACAAAGAAAAGATTTAATTAAAACTGCATTAGATGCTCAGAAAGATGAAAGAGTATTAGGAAAAATAAAACAGTTAGAATTGCAAGGTAGAGAAGAAGAAGCAAATATTATACGACAAAATTTAAAAAGATTATCTACTGACCTACCGGCTATGTTTGGTACTGAAACAGGCGGAATGTTATTAGAAGCATTTGTTAGATCAATTGAAACAGGCCGAGGAATTGAAGCAGATCCTATTGTTGCTAAATTATTAAGTGTCGGCGGCGAAGGAACTGATCAATTACGTGACATGTCATTGTCTATATCAAATCAATTAATAACAACTAAAGCATTAAATAAAGCAGGTAAAGCAATAGAAGAACGATTAGGAGATTTTGAAAATATAGGAAATTTGGCCTCAGGTATTGATGGCGAAGGTTATGATTTGTTAAGAAAAATGAGTATTAATTTTAAAGAGCTGACAGGAAATCCAGCAGAAACAATAAAAAATGCCGCAGAAGCATTTGATGAAGGTACAACTGCATTATTACAGACAGAAGAAGCATTTAATAAAGTCATGACAACTGCCCAAGGACAAGTTGCAGGATTTGTTAGAGACATTGTCGGAGGGTTAGACCCCAATACTCTTTCTAATACTTTAAAATTTGTAACTGACGGGTTAACTGAATTTATTCAAGGTGCAGGATCTGCCCTTCGTTCTTTAGGTGCAGGGAATGTTCTTGGAGGTGCAGCAATAGGCGCCGGCGCCTATTCAACTTATAAAGGAATAAAAGGACTTAGTGCAGCAAACCGAGCAGGTTTTGAAATGGGTGGCGGGCAAGGAATGTATGCAAGTCAACAATTACAAAAGGTTTTTAGTAATTCAGGTATATCAATTGTAGGTGACAAAGTAATGCAAGGCGGAAAAGAAATAACACCTACAAAAGGTATATATTCTGCTACTACACTTGATGGAAAAACTGCTATCCAATTTAAGAAAGTAGGTACAGAATTAGTGCCTACTAAGAGTTCTATAAAATCGTTTGCTTCAGGTCTTGCATCAAAAACCGCAAAAGGTACAGGAATTTTAGGTGCCGGAGTTGCAGCAACAGATGCTTATTTTGGGTTTCAGAATATAGATGATAGTTTTAAACAAAGAGAAACTGATTTAAAATCTATGTTAGAAGGAGCATCAGGACCTGAAAAAGGAATTATAGAAAACAAGTTAAGTAAAATACAAGCTCAAAAAAAATCAGCACAAATAGATTTAATAGATAGATTGGTATTAGAATACGGTGGGGGTGCCATTGGGGCCTTATTAGGCGCAGTAGCACCTCTGCCAGGAGCTAGTATAGTTGGAGGAGTTACCGGGCATCAACTAGGAGATGCAGCATATGAATCAGGTCTTAGACCTATAAAATCTTTACTAGAAACATTGGGGATTACAACCACTGCAGGAGGCCCTCCGGGAACTCAGGTAGATACCGAAGGTATTAGAAAACGAATTCAAATAGAAAAAGAAGTAGAAGCACAAAAACAAGCAGAATTAAATAATCCAATGACAGAAATGAAACGTCTATTAGAAAAAATAGATAGAAAGCTAGGAAATACTGAAGAAGGATACTTATCTAAACTTAATAAACCTAGTACCAGAATTGTAGAATCGGCAATCGCTTGACAATTATATAATTAGATATTATAATAAATATTAACAATAGGATAATATATGAGTTGGAAAAAACATTTTACTGTTTACCAATTTGGTAACACTAAAAAAGTAGGACAATCACATACAAGTGCAAGTAAATTTGGTTCTTGGTTACCTGAAGTTTACACAGGACAACCAAACAGAATCGAGCGTTATATTCAATACGACCAAATGGATATTGATTCTGAAATTAATGCAGCATTAGATACTATTGCAGAATTCTCTACTCAGTTTAATAATGATTCCAATATACCTTTTGAGGTATATTGGAAAGAAGACTCAACTGCAACAGAAGTAGCATTATTAGAAAAAGCACTAGAGCAATGGAATAATTTAAATGATTGGGATAAACGAGTATTTCGTATTTTTAGAAATACTTGTAAATATGGTGATCAATTTTTTGTTAGAGATCCTGAGACATATAAATGGTATTGGGTTAATCCAATGGATGTTACAAAAGTAGTTATTAATGAATCAAAAGGAAAAGAACCAGAGCAATATATTATTCGTAATTTAGCATTAAATTTACAAGATAAAACAGCAAGTGCTATTATGTCTCATAATGACCAATTTTCGACAGTTACTTCTATGCAACGAGGTGGTGTTATAGATAGAGGGATGTATGGAACAGGCGGAGCAAGTCATGGAGGCCAATATGCAGGCGAATCTGAAGAATTTGGAGTCGATGCTAATCATGTAATTCATATAGGTATGACAGAAGGTATGGATATTAATTGGCCTTTTGGTCAAAGTATTTTAGATCCTATTTTTAAAACTTATAAACAAAAAGAATTACTTGAAGATTCTATTATCATTTACAGAGTACAAAGAGCTCCTGAACGTAGAGTATTTTATATTGATACAGGAAATATGCCTGCACATAAAGCAATGGGGTTTGTTGAGCGAGTTAAAAACGAAATTCATCAAAAACGTATACCTAATAAGACAGGTGGCGGAGCATCTATTATGGATTCTAGTTATAATCCTCTTTCTATTATGGAAGATTATTTCTTTGCCCAAACTGCTGAAGGTCGAGGTAGCAAAGTAGAAGTTTTACCAGGAGGCGAAAATTTAGGACAAATTGATGATTTAAGGTATTTTAATAATAAAATGTTAAGAGCATTACGAATACCTAGTTCTTACCTGCCTACCGGCCCTGATGATGGTACTTCTACATATGTTGATGGGCGAGTAGGTACAGCATTTATTCAAGAATTTAGATTTACAAAATATTGTCAGCGTATACAAGCATTAGTAGGACCTACTTTTGATAATGAATTTAAAATGTTTTTAAAATGGAAAGGTATTAATATTGATGCTAGTACTTTTGAACTTAAATTCATTAATCCTCAAAATTTTAGTCAATATAGAGAAATAGAAGTAGATCAAGCAAGAGCTAATGTTTTTGGTGGTTTAGCTGACGCACCGTTTATCTCTAAGCGTTTTGCAATGAAAAAATACTTAGGACTTACAGAAGATGAAATAGTAGAAAATGAGCAAATGTGGAAACAAGAAAATGGTAAACAAAATACAAGGTCAGATCAACAAGCAGAAGACCTAGATGGTTTAGGAGCAATAGGAGTTAAACCTATGGATACAACCATGATGGAACCTATGGCACCTGACGAAGCACCTATACAAGGTGAGGGAGATATGCCCGAAGGAGGAGATATATCCCCAATTACAGGTAACGAAACAGGCGGAGCACCAACTCTGTTAGGAGCAGAAACATGAAAAATTATATAGACATGATGAAAGAATTTAGGCAATTATCAGAAGCTCCGGCTCCGGAGAATGTAGGTTCTCAATATGAAGCAATAGATGATCAATCTGCTTATCAATATGATGACAGCCGGCGTCCTCGATTATCACTTTTACACTTAAACAAACTTAAAAAAATGCGTAAATTAAAGAAATTAGATTTAGAAAAACGATATAATTTCTTCAAAGATATTTACGGAAACCCACCAGCAATGCCTCCAGTTTAGTAATTTTTCCTATAAAAAGGCGATTTTTAGGCCTTATTTAGGTATTTTTTCTTATTAAATTGTAAATAATACTAGTTTCAAAACGCTTTCTTTAGGAGTAATTATATGTCCACGCGAGAAAAACTTGAAAAGGTCCTCGAATTTATCATAAACGAGGAAAATGAAAAGGCCAGCGACCTCCTTCATGATGTATTTGTGGAAAAGGCTCGTGGCATTTACGAAGAAATTGCAACTGATACAGAAGAAGTAGCAGAGGCAGTAGAAGAAGAAGTCGAAGAGGCAAAAGCCGATGACGACGATAAAGAAAAAGTAGACGAAGACAAAGAGCAAGTCGACGAGGCAGACATTCAAGATGAATTTGCAGACGATATCGAAGCCGATGCAGAGCAAATTGATCAAGAAGAAGTATCAGAAGATGATATGGAAGATGAAATGCCAGAAGAAGATGGTATGGAAGATGCCGGTGATGATTCAGTAGATGATGCTTTTATGAATGTAGAAGATGCTTTAGACGAATTAAAATCTGAATTTGCTAAGTTAATGGGTGACGAGGAGCCCATGGACGACGAGATGTCAGCAGATGATATGTCCGATATGGTAGATGCAGAAGAAGAAGATCCATTAATGATGGGCGGTAATGATAAAGAACCAGTAGAAGAAGAACTCGACTATGAAGAAATTGGTGAAGCTGTTAAATTAGACGACGGCGAAAAACATGTTACCTCTACATCAGAAAAATCAGCTTCCCCTGTCGGTGGCGGTGATAAGCCAGACACAGGAGCTTCGGCAGTTAATATGTCAGAAGGCGGAGACGGAGATGATATTACTCCTGAAAAACCGAAAGTTGACGATGGTGGAAATGTTAATACAGTACCTGGTAAAGCAAAATTGGTTACTGTTTAAAAAGGAAAAATAAATGGGCGTAGCATTAGTAGAAAAATTAAGTTTCGATCAAGCTAATATACAAGTAGAATCCGTTGATGATGGTGGGCAAAAAAACCTCTTTATGCGAGGTATTTTTATCCAAGGTGATGTTAAAAATCAAAATCAACGAGTTTACCCAATTAATGAAATTACTAAAGCGGTTAAATCGCTTAGAGAGAAAATTAACTCAGGGTTCTCGGTACTAGGAGAAGCCGACCATCCAGAAGATCTAACTGTTAATTTAGATCGTGTTTCGCATGTTATTACAGAAATGGATATGCATGGTGCGGATGGAATCGGAAAACTTAAAATTTTGCCGACACCTATGGGTAACCTAGTTAAGACTCTATTAGAGAGTGGTGTTAAACTAGGTGTTAGTTCACGGGGATCCGGAAACGTAAGTGAGGGTGGAAAGGTCTCCGATTTTGAGATTGTGACAGTTGATATTGTCGCACAGCCAAGTGCCCCAAATGCATACCCAGACCCCATTTACGAGAAGCTTCAGCATTACAAAAAAGGCGGATCGTTAATGGAATTAGCAGAGGCAGTAAGGCACGATAAAAAGGCGCAAAAACACCTTACTAAAGGGATTGTCAGTTTTATTGACAGTCTCAAAATTTAGGAGAATTTAATATGGCAGACGCTTTTGAAGAACTATTAGGTGGTGACGTCCTGTCGGAAGATGTTAAAACTTCTTTAACAGAGGCTTGGGAATCAAAAATGACTGAGGCTCGAGAGCAGATTACAAATGAAATCCGTGAAGAATTTGCAGAGCGTTATAATAACGATAAGACGCAAATTGTTGAAGCAATGGATAACATGTTAACTGATGCTATTAAGCAAGAAGTTGAAGAATTTGCTCATGATAAGAGTGCATTAATTGAGGCACGAGTTCAATACAAACAAAAAATGCAAGAACATGCACAAGTATTGGATCAGTTCTTAATGAACGCTCTTAAAAAGGAAATAACAGAACTTCGAGAAGACAGAAACACCCAAGGCGAAAACTTTAAAAAATTAGAAGGTTTTGTCTTGAAACAATTAACAAAAGAGCTCAACGAATTCCATAGTGACAAGCAAGCCGTTGTAGAACAAAAGGTAAAACTTGTTAAGGAAGGAAAAGAACTCTTACGTAACACAAAAGCTAATTTTGTTAGAAAGGCTGCAGAAAAAGTAGAAAGCATTGTAGAAAATACACTTAGAGGAGAGATTGGTGCTTTGAAAGAAGACATCAAATCAGCACGAGAAAATGCTTTTGGTAGAAAAATGTTTGAAACATTTGCAGCAGAGTTTATGACAAGTCATTTAGCTGAAGGGACAGAAGTTAAAAAACTGTCCGGTAAAATTAAAGAAATGGAAGAACAACTTGAAGACGCTAATAAACAAATTACTGAAAAACAAGTTGCTATTTCTGAAGCAGAAAAGAAAGCTCGCATAGCAGAAGGTACTGCAAAGCGAGATAAAGTTTTATCAGAATTGTTAAATCCTCTTTCGAAAGATAAGAGAGAAATTATGCAAGATTTGTTAGAATCAGTACAGACTGACAATCTTAAAAAGCAATATGAGAAATATTTACCAACAGTTCTTAATGAAAATGTTAAAAAAGAATCTAAAAAAACAGAGTCTAAAGAAACATTAAAAGAGAACGTAGAGCCAACAGCTAGAACACAGAAAACTGTGGTAACAGGTAATAAAACAGTCCACATTGGTCCTGAAACATCGGATCCGGGTGCTGAGATTATTAACCTTAAAAAACTAGCAGGATTATAATTTAAGGAGAATTAATTATGGCAGACGCACTTTTTGAGTCCAACTGGCAACCGACTAAGGACGCTCTGTGTGAAGGACTAGAAGGCAATAGAAAAGCAGTTATGGAAACTGTTTTAGAAAATTCAAAAAAGCATTTAATGGAAGCAGCTTCTGCAGGTTCGACATCTGCAGGTAATGTTGCTACATTAAATAAAGTTATCCTTCCAGTAATACGAAGGGTTATGCCTACTGTTATCGCTAATGAAATTATTGGTGTTCAGCCTATGACAGGCCCAGTAGGTCAAATTCATACATTACGTGTGAGATATGCCGAAACAATGACCCATACTGGTGGTGGCCAAGCAACAGTAGCTGGCGACGAAGCACTTAGCCCATTTAGTATTGCAGCAGCATATTCAAATAACGCCGCTGCTACTATCGCAAGTGATTCAGGAGCCCAAGTAGGTACATTAGAAGGCGAACCAGGGCATAAAATGTCTGTACAGATCTTAAAGCAGACAGTAGAAGCCAAATCACGTAAATTGTCAGCAAACTGGACTTTTGAAGCAGCACAAGATGCTCAAAGCCAGCACGGTTTAGATATTGAAGCAGAACTTATGGCTGCTTTAGCACAAGAAATTACTGTTGAGATTGACCAAGAAATTCTTGGTTCATTGCGTTCATTGGCAGGATCCAATTTTACGTATGATCAGGCAGCGGTTTCGGGTACTGCTACTTTTGTTGGTGATGAGCATGCCGCTTTAGCTATTGTAATTAATAGAGCAGCAAATAAAATTGCCGCAAGAACTCGCAGAGGCGCAGGTAACTGGTGCGTAGTTAGCCCTGAAGCATTAACTATTCTTCAAAGTGCAACAACTTCTGCTTTCGCAAGAAGCACAGAAGGTACATTTGAAGCACCTACAAATACAAAATTTGTTGGTACACTAAATAGTTCTATGAGAGTTTATGCCGATCATTATGCAGCAGATGCTACCTCTGTATTGGTTGGTTATAAAGGTTCAGGCGAAATGGATGCCGCAGCTTATTACTGCCCATACGTTCCGTTAATGAGCTCCGGTGTTGTGCTTAATCCAACGACAATGGAACCAGTCGTTTCCTTTATGACACGATATGGATATGTTGAATTGTCGAACCAAGCATCGTCCTTAGGTAACGCTGCAGATTACATTGAAAATATAGCTATTTCAAATGCAGTCTTTGTTTAATTTTTAAATTAAACAAAAGTAACTATTTTTTAAAAAGGTGCATTGTAATAAATGCACCTTTTTTTTATTGCCCTAGTTAGGGTTTATGGGGAACCAACCCCGTATAAGGTTAGAACCTTAAAGGAGAAAACAAATGGGAAGACCTATTAATAAAAGATATTTCGGACCACCAGCTGCTGGTAACGAAATTAAAGTAAGATTTAGAGCATCAGGTCAAGCAGAAGCTAACGGCTGGATTGTTAAGCAAGTTGGTTCAAAACGGTTTAAGTGTACAGACGGAGCAAATACTGAAGTTTGTACATTAGCAGATAAAGATCAGGGAACTCTAGCAGTAGGTGATATGACTATCAGTATTAAAGATAGTGAAGATTCAGATGCTATTAAGCAAGTTACAAAAATTTCAGGTAGAAAAATAACAGTAACAGGTGGAACTTCTATGGCGTGGGATTTTACCGAAGGTGTAGCCGCAACCGTAGAAATGGAAGAAGCAGGAACAGATACTTCATTTACAGGTGCAGACGACTTCGAAGCCGATTGATAATCTATTCTAAAAAAAAGGGGCATACTTTGCCCCATTTCTCTTAATTTAACCAACCCTTCAATTTTCGATAAATATTTAAAGAATACTAGGCCCCCGAGATCTTGCGATCTAACAAATATTTTTTGCGGGTTAACCTTAGGCTAGTTAGGATAAATATTATTATGAGAGCTAGAGAATTTGTCATTAATGTACCAATAAAAATAAACATCAATGGTGATGATGACCCATCAATAGAAATGGGAAACGAAGACGAATCTAGCAACTCAGGTCAATATACCCCAATTTCTCCACTTCAACAAGAAATAGAAATAGAAAAAGCAAAAGTAGGAATCGATAGCCCAGGTATTCAACAGATTAAAAATGCATCGGAGAATATGATTGGCGGTCAGGAAACTTAGAGGCTCCTATAAAAATGTAGACGGAGCCTCTCATGTTATTGAAGATACATATTTAGTTCATGATACTGTAACTGGTGAATTACGACTAGGTGACGGGACTACACCTGGAGGTAAGTTAATTCTTGGTTCTTCGGGTGCGGCAATAACGGTAGAAGAAATAAATGACCCTGTTACTAATTTTTCTAACTCAAGTATTACCACTATACAATTTGATGTTGATTCAGGATTCGCATTAAGTAGCAATTCAGCAGGTGTAGTTACTGTAAAAATGGAAAGCACGTTTAAAACGTGGCATATTTACGGTACTGCTGGTCATTCAGGATATGAGGATATAGTTGCTGTTGCTGTTGATGAAATTAACATCAAAGCCGGAAATTTAATAGAAATACTTGCAACAACTTCCGGAGAAAAAGGCATAGAAATAGTTAATGTTGCTGCAACTAGTGGATCTAGTGGTATCTCAGGTGTATTTTATGGATCGAGTGGTACTGATGGTACAAGTGGTACAGGTGGTACATCAGGAACAAGTGGTACATCTTATTATGGCGTAACATCCGGAACAAGCGGTACTTCAGGTCAAACCTTTTGGGGGGTAACTTCAGGATCAAGTGGCTCGTCAGGTTCTAGTGGTGCAGATGGCGAAGAGGCAATAGCTCATGAATTTGAGGTTACTTTATTAAATGGAAACATGTACTTTGATGGGAATCAATTAAGTGATAGTTCTGGAACAGATTTGTGGATTCCTACGTTATTTAGAGGAATGAAGTATCGATTTAATTGTAAAGTAATTATGGGCACTCAACCATGGTCAGATGATGGTCAGCTTTATAATGGTACAACAGTTTCAGATTGGAACCATTTAGCTTTTTCTACTACAAGAGATGGTGAACATTCAAACTATCCTAGTGCAACAGGCAATGGTACTCAAATACATGATGGATACAAATATAGTGGGGAAGATGGAGCAATTAATGGTATAACTACACAAGTTGCAGGTTGGCCATATACTGCATTTTATGTTGATTTTGAAGTACCTCATGATGCTCCTGATACAATTTATTCTTATAATGGTCGAACAAGATCTACATATAATCCTAGTTTTATTAGAATAGATGGTACAGATACATCTACTAAATGGGCCTCTGGGACAGACGATCAAAGACATTTTGGTGGTAAAATAAACATATTAACACTAACTCATAGTGCATTAACAACATCTGGAACCAGTGGAACAAGTGGAACATCTGGGACAAGTGGAACATCTGGGACAAGTGGAACCAGTGGAACTTCTGGTGTTACTTTCTGGGGAGTAACTTCAGGAACAAGCGGAACAAGTGGAACCGACGGATCAAGTGGATCAAGTGGTCTTGCAGGTATATTTTATGGATCAAGTGGTACTAGCGGTACCTCTGGTACATCAGGAACAAGCGGGACAAGTGGCACATCAGGTACTAGTGGTACTTCCGGAACAAGTGGCACATCAGGTACTAGTGGGACTTCCGGAACAAGTGGTACGAGTGGTACAAGTGGATCTAGTGGTCTTGCAGGTGTATTTTATGGTTCAAGTGGAACTTCAGGAACAAGTGGCACTTCAGGAACAAGTGGAACTTCAGGAT